GATCAAAAGAGTAACAGCTCTTGCCCATATTTTTCAAGATCAAAATAGAAATTGAATCTTAGCTGCTCTACCTCAACTTGTTACCTACTCTAAATGGATTACCTTACCTCCGCATTCAACAGAATCACACACTGGTTCAACGTCCCTTCCAACTTGGAATACATCGGAACCTTTTCGCTCCCCCCTGGGATTCTACGTGTCAACGAAGTTGCTATTTCTAATCACAAGAAAACGTTGGAACACTCTTTCAACAAGTACCTTTATGCACATGAAATCAAATTAATCACCCAAGACTATCGCCGCTCTGACATAGATGAAGAATCTATACTAGCCGATTTCTTTTCCGGTGACGTCGAAAAGTTCGAAGTACCCTTTGACGAACACGTCGAAACCGGTCTACGCTGCATGGCAGACGCTTTCCGTCCGCCTAGACTTTGCCGCCCTGCTCACATCTTAGATGTCAAGCACGGATATCCTTACAAGTGGAACGTCAACGCTGAACCCCCGTTCTCCACTGACGAATACTTCCTCAACCAACGTAAGACATTTGGCGAATTCATACGCATGCACGAATACGAACACATAGATAAAGCTGACTTTTTCCGCCGTCACCCAAACACTGAATCACACGATTTGATCAGGACAATTGTTCCACCAAAATTCGGTTACTTAAAATCGATGATATTTTCTTGGACACGTCGCTGGCATCACATCATAAAAGAAGGATTCACTGAATCAACTGGATTACACACCACCGGATACTTCTACAACCGTTTTATCTTCCCCATGCTACTACACACCAAAACTGCTATTGTTAAACAGGACGACCCTAACAAGATGCGCACCATATGGGGCGCCTCTAAACCATGGATCATCGCCGAAACGATGCTCTACTGGGAATACATTGCTTGGATTAAACTCAACCCTAGCGTCACTCCGATGCTTTGGGGTTACGAAACCTTCACAGGTGGCTGGTTCAGACTGAACCGAGACCTATTTTGCGGTTTCCTCCAACGCTCTTTCCTCACCTTGGATTGGTCACGTTTCGACAAGCGTGCCTACTTCCCCCTCTTGCGCCGCATTTTATACACTGCCCGCACCTTCCTCACTTTCGACGAAGGATACGTCCCTACACATTCAGCACCTACCCATCCTCAATGGGACCACACTAAAGCAATCAGACTTGAACGACTATGGCTATGGACCTTGGAAAACCTTTTCGAGGCACCTATCATCCTACCTGACGGTAGAATGTACAGACGCCACTTCGCCGGAATACCTTCCGGACTGTTCATCACCCAATTGCTCGACTCATGGTACAACTATACCATGTTGGCCACTCTCCTGAGTGCACTTGGCTTCGACCCCAAACACTGCATAATTAAAGTACAAGGCGATGATTCAATCATTCGACTTAACGTACTAGTACCACAAGATCAGCACCAAAATTTAATGGACAACCTCGTCCAACTTGCTGTCAACTACTTCAATGCAGTCGTTAATGTCAAGAAGTCCGAATTCGGCAACTCACTCAATGGTCGTGAAGTCCTATCCTACCGCAATCACAATGGGTTCCCCCACCGTGACGAGATCATGATGTTGGCCCAGTTTTACCACACTAAAGCTAGGGACCCAACACCTGAGATCACCATGGCACAAGCCATAGGCTTCGCCTATGCTAGTTGCGCTAACAATAAACGTGTCCTCTGGGCACTTAAGGATGTTTATGACTACTACAAAGACTTGGGATACACCCCCAACCGAGCAGGCCTAACCCTGACATTCGGTGACTCCCCTGATCTTTTTGTTCCCGAAATCTCTCTTGAACATTTCCCCACCGAGACTGAGATACGTCGTTATTTAACGAGTACCTCCTATCTCAATGAAGCACAGAACGCTCGCACCTGGCCGAGAACGTTGTTCATCAACGCTCCCGCTCAGTAAAAGCCGATCGCTTTGTTTGTTTTAAAGAAAAAAAAAAAAAAAAAAAAAACAAATCAATTTGTCC